AACTTTATCAATCCCGAGAGGTTGTCAAGCAATCCATCTACGAAATCTCTGGAATATCAGACATTCTCAGAGGCTCTACTAACGCAAACGAAACCCTTGGTGCTCAACAACTAAAAGCCAACTTTGGTAGCCTGAGACTGAGGGCTACTCAGGGCGATGTGGCTAGATTTGCTACTGATCTGTTCCGCATCAAGGCTCAGATTGTCTGTAAGTTCTACCCACCAGAGTTGATTGTTGAGATGTCTGGGGTGATGAACACGCCAGAGGGTCAGAATCCGCAATTGTTGCAAGCTGCGGTGCAGATGCTCTCAAACAGCACAATTCGTGATTTCCACATCCAAGTCGAGGCAGACACATTAGCCCAAATTGACGAGCAAGCAGACAAACAGAACGCAAATGAGGCAGTCCAAGCAATTGGTTTGTTCTTACGCGATGCTTTGCCTATGGTTCAGCAAGCCCCTGAGATGCTACCAATGGCAAGTGAGATGCTACTGTTCTTGGTACGCAGATATAGGGCAGGGCGCAGTCTAGAATCGGCAATTGAGCAAGCAATGAAGTCGCTACAAGCCAAAGCACAACAAGCAGCCCAACAACCGCCTCAACAAAACCCTGAGATGCTCAAGTTACAGGCTGAACAACAAGCCGAGCAAGCGCGTATGCAAGCCCAAGCGCAGACTGAGCAAATGAAAATGCAGGCACAGGCTCAACTTGAACAAGCAAAAGCCCAACTTGAAATGCAAATGCAAGAAGCAAAAGCCCAAGCAGATATGCAACTAGAGCAGATGAAAGAGCAGTTTGCCTTACAACTTGCCAACAACGAGTTACAAGTCAAGGCTCGGGAAATGCAAGGGCGTGAGGAATATGAGCGTTGGAAAACCGAGTTGGAGGCAGCGACCAAGATCATGGTGGCAAGGATTGGAAGTAACCCTGGCGTTGACCTACCCGTCATTGAGGCTGCCTCTGCTCAGATCACCAACGAATTGGGTGGGACTATCGTTCAAGCGATGGACAAGATGGCACTCATGCACGACCAAATGGCTAACCTACACGGACAGACCATGCAAAACATTGGCGAGGCGATGCAGAAACTCAACGCGCCTAAGAAGGTTGTGAGGGGTGCTGACGGTCTAGTAATAGGCGTGGAGACAGTATGAGCCTAATCCTAGCCGATAGGGTCAGGGAAACTACAACCTCAACGGGAACAGGCACGATTACTTTGGGTGGCGCGGTAACAGGGTTTCAGTCATTCTCAGTCATTGGTAACAACAATACGACCTATTACACAATTGCAGGCACTTCTCAATGGGAAGTGGGCATTGGGACTTACTATGGCGGTACTTTAACCAGAGACACAGTTCTATCGTCATCTACGGGGTCTAAGATTGACTTTAGCGCAGGCTCTAAGGATGTGTTTGTTTGCTACCCTGCGGGAAAATCGGTCAATGAAGACGCAAACAATCGGGTATTGATTCCGTATACAACGGGAACAACCAATGTTGGCTCTTTAAATGTAGGTAATGCCACAGCACACACAGACTCAGGTGTTATCGCTGGTTTTACTGCTAGTGAGCCGTTATATCTCTACACAAGTTTGCAAAACACAAGCGCAGCAAACACCAGTTATGCAAGTTATGCTGTCAATGATGGTGGGCATACGGCTTATGGCGAACTAGGAATAAACAACGCTAATTACAGTTACTCGGCTGCGGGATACCCAAATAACGGGTTTTCTACGCCATTGGCTAGTTTTGTGGAGTCCTTTGGTGGCCCGTTAGTTATAGGGTCATGGGATAGCCAAAAGATTAGTTTTATTGTCAATGGGTCTGTGAATACGTCAGACGCAATGACTATTCAAACAACAGGCGTTGTGACAATTCCAAACGTATCAATTACAAGTGGCACTATTGCATCAACGCGCATTGACCCAAGAGATGTTACGGCAGCCACGGCTACCACGCTAACACCTGATATATCTGTTGGTGACATTTATTGCTATACCGCATTGGCATCTGCATTAACAATCAATGCACCTACTGGTACTCCTACAAATGGAGACAAGTTGATGTTTAGATTGTTGGACAACGGAACTGGTAGGGCTTTAACTTGGGACGGCACATATACAGTTATTGGCGTTACCTTGCCAACTACCACAACAGCCAATAAAACCACTTATGTAGGTTGTATTTATAACGCTAACAACACACGTTGGGATGTAATTGCAGTAACCACACAGGCTTAATATGGTAAAGATTGATTTCTCTTTTCAGTCTCAATACGGCACTTTTGCAGATGCTTTGCATTTGCCAGATGATCACGGGCTAACCCAAGATGAGATCAATGCAATGCAACAGCAGAGGTTTGATAATTGGGTTGCCATAATAACTGCACCTCAATCTGAGGAGGTCTAATGGCTAACCGCTATTGGATTCTTGGAACGGGCACTTGGGATGCCACCAATACTGTTAACTGGTCAGATACTAGCGGAGGTTCTGGCGGCTTTTCTGTCCCTACCGCATCAGACAACGTATTCTTTGACGCAAACTCAAATGTATTAGCGACTGCATTTACAGTCACTATGGCAGATACGCCAAGGGTCTGTAATGACTTCACAGCGTCAGGGCTTGATGGAACTATGACTCTTGCTGGTACAAACATTGGATTAACAGTATCAGGCAGTCTTACATTTCAAGCCACAAACTTTAATCGCACATATAACGGAATAACCACATTTAACGCAACGACAACTGGTAAAACTGTAACAACCAATGGTGTTAGTTTTGGCGCGGGAGTTACGTTTAATGGCGTTGGTGGTAGTTGGTCTTTGGGTAGTGCATTGTCTGGAACAATTATTACGTTAACAAATGGGACGTTAAATTTAGCGGGATACACAACCACACTTTCAACAAGACTTATAACTTCAATAGGAACAAAAAATCTAACTTTTAATGGCGGTACTTTAATATGTACTTTTGCAGGTACAACAGCATTTAATAACGCTGTACCGACAGGCTTCACCACAACAGCAGGAACAGGAACAGGCGTAATTTCGCTGACTAACTCAACTGCCAAGACGTTTGTTGGTGGTGGGTCTACATTTAACTGCACACTCAACCAAGGTGGCGCTGGCGCATTGACCATTACAGGATCAAACACATTTAGCAACATTACCAATACTCGTAAAAGCGTTAGCGCAACATCTATTTTGTTTACTGCTGGAACGACAAATACGTTTACCGATTGGAATGCTAGTGGAGAATCTACAAGACTTTTAACTATTGGCTCGGTGACTGCCGCAAGCCACACCTTATCCAAGGCAAGTGGAACTGTAAGCGCAGACTATTTGTCTATCAGTCAGTCTACGGCTACTGGTGGGGCAGGATGGTACGCAGGGGCTAACTCCACAGATGGCGGTAATAACTCAGGGTGGATATTTACTGCACCACCTGCGCCTAGTGGTTCAAATAGCAACTTTTTGGTGTTTTTCTAAATGTTTGGCTTTAATTCTTTTGCAGAACAGCCCTTTGCAACTATTGCGGTTGCGGTAACACCGCCTGTCATTGAAGCCCCATTAGGCGGTCACTTTGGTTTTGATGAGAAAAAGCGCGATAAACAATGGGAATCTGAGCGCAAAGTAGAGGCTCAAAGAAAACAGAAACTCCATGAGGCAATCTTTGGTTTACCGCCAGAGGTAAGGGAAGAGATCACAACCGCCCCCGAGCAAACAATAGATATTGCGGTCAGAAAACAAATTGATTATGATTCGCTGATGGAAAAGGTCAAAACCTTAGAAAATAAGGTTAGACTTAAGCGAGATGAAGAAGACATTGCAATGATATTGGAGATGATGTGAGACAAACTTGGGTATTTCCATCGGACGGGTCAGAGCCTTACGAAAAGCACCTTGGCCCACCTAATGAGCGATATTCTGTAATGGGCGATATAGCCCCATTTATGTCACCAGACGGGGTAATGATTGAGGGTCGCGCCCAATGGCGAGAGCACTTAAAGAAGACCGATTCCATTGAGATGGGGCATTCAGATGTTAAGTATGCTCAAGAGCAATGGAACAAGAAGAAACAAGCGCAAAATGATCGTCTACGCGGTCAATTGCAAACTGTGCAAGAGTTTGACCGACCAGGCGCACCCATAGCACCCATGAAAATGTCGAATTTAAATGTAGAGATGGCGAATCGGTTGCATAATCGACCCATGCCAGAGCGCAAAGAAATGATTAAGTTGACTTTAGACCAAATGAAAAGGATGAGATAAATGGAAAACGAAGTTGTCGCACCCGACACGATTGACCCAACTCCCCCAGAACC